TGAGGTATCTTTGACATCAGTAATCCCCCTCCAATACAGGCTCGAGCGCGTCGAACGCTTCTTGTGTCCACTCAGGAAAACCATGCTCCTCGTCCCTGAGATCCAATAAGTTTTGCGCCACGAAGAATGCAACTCGCTCAGTGCAATCCTCAAACGTCAAGGTGTCGGGATCTAATCGAAGCACTCGGATAGAGGTGCAATCCTTGCAATGATCATACGCCATGTGACATGCATCCTCAAAGTTTTCTGGAAGCTCCTCTGCGTGAGCGAGATCCTTGTATTGAACATGCTCGGTTCCATGCTGAAACGAACCTGTTGATGTGATTAAGAATTGATACGGCATCATCGCGCCTCCTCCTTCATTAAGTTTTTAAATACATCCATGGTGTCCTCGAGGCCAAGTTCTTCATCCTCCTCCTCGATCTCAGGCCTCCAACAGTTGTCCTGACCCAAGGCATACTCGCCCTCGAACCATCCGCCTTCGTCAACGTATTCCGCTTGGACTTCAATGCCCATGGCAAACAACTTATTCCACACTGGAATAGGTGGTGCCCAAGCCGTCCAACATCGGAACGTGAACCACGCTGTGTCCTTGTCTTCGCTGAACTCGATCTTATCCTCGATCTCAACTTCACAAACATCCCACTTGGTATTCCAGTTTTCATTACGCCACTCGTGAGCAGAGTGGATCTCAAGCTCATGTTGCCCATGCATCCTCTTAGTCACAGGATCAAGCAATACTTGCAGAGGCATAGGTGAGATGACACTACAAAAACGAGGATCATCACAAAGATCTGGGCTTAGATATTGGTATAGTTCATACACCACTTTACTAGCTCCATGAAGATAAACAGTTTGGTAACAATGATTAGGCATTATCTATATCCTTTACTAAAACGTGATAAACAGAACGTATGTTGTTTCTGAAACATTTATTAGAAACCTCTAATGCAAGGTTTCTGTTTCCCTGTTCTTCATCAACATACTTTTGGTAGTTATAATGTTCGCCCTTCTCCTCAAGCTTGAGCTTTGCAAGATAGTCCTCGGACATGATTACTTCCATGTGAATTTCTAAATTAACTTTTACCGCAACTGACATTACACATCCTCCTGTGAAAGAAAGGCATAGGCAGGGTTCTTGAACTCTTCTTCAAACAACCCAATCTCATCAAAGCCGTACAGAACTAATGCGTCCTCGGTACTCTGTCCATATTCATAGACAACCAAGTCATATCCAACAGGGATACCACCCTCGAAGTCCTCATGAATTGGCATTACTTTAGGTAAGGTAGTCTGGTTCATTATAAATACTCCTTGTTTAATTGCTTGAAAAACTTCTTAACATAATTAGCTTTTAACACATCGGCATCGGTGTATGCGTCAAGGTGCTCGGCTCCATAGTCTAAGAACTTAGCCTCAACTGGATCTAGATCCTTGTCGAAATAACTCACGACAACTTCCCAATCGTTGATAACCTGACCTTTACGATCACGCTCAAGCTTAGATCGATCCTTCATGTTAACAGTGATCTCGTAATATGTTTCATCCTCCTCGTTAAACCTAATCAACGATGGACACTTCTCACCCTCAACGCCACCATGAGTGAAACCAAACGGCTCCACCATTGTGATGATCTCATTGTATAGAGACACGTTATCAAAGTCAGGGAACATCGCTTCAAGATGTTTGCCGTGTACGAAGTCGATTACTTCTTGAAAGTCATTAGTCATCAAACTGTCATGGAAGTTTGTCCAATCTGAGTTGTGACCATTGTATCGGTCAGATGTCTGAACAGTGAACCTCGGTGGCAAAGTATGCTCCACATCGGAAAATTTAAAACCCTCAGAGAGATCCTCTCTCCTCCAATACCATTCTAATAAATCATGATTAGTTCCCATGATACGAGAAGCGTTCATAACACGCTCTTGAAGGTGATGACTATCAACCCAGATGTGAAAGCCGTGTACTTGGTAGCTCGGTAACTCATCGTTACCATACGTCGTGCATTCCCAGTGATCTGGTATTTGCAAGTCGTCAGTGTATGTTTCAAACTTCATTGTGGAAATCTCCTTGTTTCATAGTCTAATTAAATTGGTAGTAACTAACAAGTTATAGGTTCTTGCTCCTTGGGTCAAGGAAATAATTTTAGAGGGGTGAACACAGCGAGTACACTATAGACACATTTCCCACAGATTTTATTTTTTTTTGAAAACTAAATTTAAATTAGACGTTCTCAGTGTTCTCAGTGTTCTCACCCCCATATTTATATACTTCAAACTAGCCCATACCTGAGAACACCTGAGAACGTTGAGAACACTTCTCGTAGAAAAAACGCCTATATAGAGAAGTTGCCCTCTCTCTTTCTTTGATATAACTTGTACCTAAAGAACAACGAGGATCAAATGAACTCTGCAAAAAAGAAAATAGAAAAAGAACATGGTCGAACTCTGACCAATAGACAAATGACTTTTGCAAGACACATCGTGGAAGGCATATATTCCAATGCAGAATGTGCCAGAAAAGCAGGTTATTCACATGATGTAGCAAACAACCAAGCTTCAAAACTTTTAAATGGTAGAGATTATCCTCATGTATTGGAGTACATCCAAGATCTAAGGGATGAGAGGGAACGTAGGTATGGCGTGACAACCATTGGACAACTTGAGAGACTTCATCAACTATCTAGTGGAGCCGAGGAAGCAGGGCAATTTTCAGCGGCAATCAATGCAGAAAAAATCCGCGCCGCTTTGGGTGGATTAACTGTTGATCGAAGGGAACAAGTGAACACAATTGATCAACTATCTCGTGATGAAATTGTCGGAAGGTTGGCAGATTTACAGAAAAAATACCCTCAAGTTTTTGAGATCGAGGGGACATATAAAGATGTAACAGGAGCAAAAAATAATGAGCGGACAAGAGGCGAACTTTTGGAGCACGATACGAAAAAACCTACCGAAGAAGTGCTTCGCAACGAGGATTGAAAACAAACATGGAGGTGGTGTTCCAGACGTTCACCTTGTCTGGGAAGGTCTACCCTTCTGGCTAGAACTCAAGGTTACAAAATCCAACGCGGTCGCCGTCTCGCCTCATCAAGTCGCTTGGCACATGGCATATTGGGCACGAGGAGGGTCAAGTTTCTTCTTAGTAAAGAGAGCCTCTGACCGACAACTACTTTTATTTGGAGGGGAAAAAGGGGTGGATTTGGCACGAGGTGGGTGCTCCGCGGTTCAAGTACCGAGTTTCAAGAGCGTTGATGAGGTGTTCTGCGCCCTGCGCCCTGTTTTAATTGATAAATATTCGTGTGCCTTGCGCCCTGCGCCTTGATCTTGCGCCCTGCGCGTCGTTAATATTTATTCTGCACAAAAAAAGCTAGGCAATTTCTTGCCTAGCTCCTTGGTTCTAGTGTTCTACGATTGCTATTGATTTTCCTAGGCTCGATCCTTTGCACAATTTGCAAGCTGTACATTGGACGCGACGACCTGCCTCTTTTGATGCAGGACAAAGCGCCTCGTTTGCTTTGTCTAATTGTCCTAGATCCGCGATCACTCGAAAAGTTCGACGACCTTGCGACCAATGGTCGAGTGCCTCTTGCTTATTGTCCGCGCTTTGCATCGCAATATCTGGACGCCAACCGCTTTGATGTGAGTAAGCTGTGAAAGTGGACGCTTCTTTTAATAGTTGTTCCCATACAAAAGAGGGAACCGCGGCCGGATCTCCATAAGTTCCCACTCTAACGAACCGATTGCGGCCGAGCGTGTTCCTATTCTTTTGAGTGTTGGCCATTGGATATATACCTTTTATAAAAGATTTATAAACAATCAAAACGCCTTGCCCAAGATTAACATAGCACCGACGACCTTTTGCAATCTTGCGCTCTGGATCTGTTGTAACTTCTCCGCGCATTGTGCAATCGCCACAAATTGAAAAATCCGCGCCTGTCTTGCTTGCTTCCCTCGGATCTATATCCGAGCGCAAGATATAAGTTTGCACGACCTTGCCTGTCTTGGTGTTTCGGTCGGAATATGTAGCTATTACTACAATAGGTTTACCATCCAAGAGGCTCTTGCCATTGTATATGATACCGTTTTTCATGATATTATTTTACCTCCGCGTCAATTGTATATGACCAGTTTAAAGGGATGATATGATCAATCGCCATAATTGCCCGCTGTGCCTCCGCATAAGTTAGGTATTGTCCCCAAGTGCGAACTTTTTTGCCCGCTTGAGTGAAATTGATATAATAGTAAGTCATCGATTTAGTCTCCTTAATATCGTTAAATTGTAAGTAAATTATAGCAGAATATAGACCAGGCACAAGTTAAATCTTGTCTTGCGTCTTGCGCCTTGCGCCTTGGTTCTTATATTTTTATGGGATTATCTTGCGCCTTGCGCCTTGCGCGCCGCATCTTTCTATTTGTATTTTTCTGCAGCGCAAAAGAAAACCAGGTCCAAGGACCTGGTCTATTGGTTTTATATTATACGTTGTATTCGTCGCGCCACTGTGGATCAGCATCCAAGAGCTTTCCAAATTGAGTGATTTCCCTGGCGTAAGTGTCACCCATTTCATATTGACCATCATGCATCATGGGTGATGTGGCCGCTACAAACCATCTCGCATATGGGTCTTTCATTTCTGCAGCTGAATGCTTGTAGGTCTTTAAAACCTTCCACACCCACCCCTGATCATTCACATAGGTTGCGTATGGTGTATCAGCATCACGAGTTTTTCCGAAAGATGTTCTAGGCATATTCTTCTCCTTAATTAAGTTGATGCCCTATTGTACACCATGCACAATAGAGCTTCAAGTTTTATTTTTTCCAAGCGAACTTATTATATGTACTCTTTGTTACATATTTCTCCCATGATCTAGGGTAGTTTTCCCGCCACCATGTCAGGTTTGGGGTATTCGTTCTAGTCCTTTGAACGTAGTAAGCAAAGTCCTTATCAATTGCTTCAGCACATAAAGCATCTTTCTGCTTCTTTAACTTGGCAATCTTTTTGTCGATATCTTTTACTTTGTCTTCGAAATTCATTTTATTTTCCTTTGTTAAAATGGTGGGGCGTTGCCGCCCCACTGTTGATTAATTTCCCTTGGCAATCTTTGCGGCAAGGTTAAAGGCCATGAAAGCGAATAGTGTTGCGATCGCTCTTTCTGATCCGTTCAAACATTCGATACGAGCCATCAGGTCTTTCATATCTTCGGGTGTATCGAATAGTAGAAATTCGTTTAATGTTTCAGTCTTTTCCATTTTATTTTTCCTTTGTTGAAATGGTGGGGCGTTGCCGCCCCACTGTTGATTTAGATATCGATTGATATCGATGCATATTCAATAATATCTTTTACTTCTGATCTGATTTCAGAAGAGAATTTTTCAACATCCAAGTTGTTATTGACGATATCCATTACATCGATTGCATGATCTTGCAAATTGATTTCGACGCTTGTATCAGCCTCTTCGATCTTTAAATCGATCATGCGTGAAATACGACCTTGCAATGCTTCCCAGATTGCTTCGGTGACGTTGTCTTCGGTATCCAAATATCCCATGATATTTCTCCTTAGTTGAAATGTGGGGCAAACCATTTTGCCTCCTACAACTACAGTTGTAGATTATAACTTGTAGATAGTCAACAAGTATAATCAAATTAAACGAGAATATTTTCCCTAAAAATCCACAAAAGCAGAACGATATACCTGGTCCCTGTGGGGGTTACTTGGTGGGTTTGGATCTGAAATCTTGCGTGCGCGCCGACCCGACCCCCCGTATATAATAAGAGTACGAAGTACTATGTACTTATATACAAGGTGTCATAAATTCATTCGGGGATAATTTCATTGCCCCTTTTACAAACCCAGGACCGCCCAAAAAATGCCCACTATATTTTCATTTGGGTTTATAGTATGTTGTATGTAATTTCATTTGGGGTTGTTATGACGAAGCAAGCAGATTTCATCGATTGCGTTGATCTTTGGACCACGGTCCTCCCTTATTCGACTTTTCCTTCGAGTACGATTGCGTGGCGTTTATCGCCTGCGATTGAGAGTGGTCAGTATAAGATTTGGCATAACGAGGGAGGATCGTGTGCAGGGTTTGTGACCTGGGCGTGGATGACGGATGAGGAGTTTGAGACGCGGGATTATTGGGGGCCTGAAATTTTTCAGCGAGAAACAGGTGACAAATTAGTTTTTGTTGATATGATTGCACCCGAGGGCACTTCTGGTGTATTAGGATTTTGTAGGGATCTTCGTAGGATGTTTGTCTCGGAGTTCCCGGAAGTTAAAAAGGTTTGGTCGCATCGTGGCCAACGGAGCGGTGTTTATCCGAACAAAGGTGGCTAGGACATGTATAACGTATTATTTTCATTTTTTAAACCTCAGATAGCTTTTGGCGGGGATTCTGGTGGCGGCGGTGGCGGCGGATCATCATCTGGCGGAGGATCGAGAGCCGATCGCAAAGGCGCTCAAGCAGTTCTTACGACACCCAAGCCTGCACCTAGACCTGCTCCACCTGCACCGGTAGTTAATACATCTAGGGATAGAAGTGATCGCAAAGGTGCGGCGGCAGTGATGTCTGCCCCAAGACCTGCGCCAACTCCACCTGTCCCACCGACACCGAAACCTGCCCCTGTTGTATCTCCGGCTACAAGAGCAGCGGAAGAAGATAACAGAGATATTTTTGATCGGTTAGAAAATATTCAGTTGGTATCTAAGGATCGCCCTGAGTTACAATTTAAGAGAGCCGATGCAAAAGGTGCCCAAGCAATACTTACCCAGCCACCCAAGAACCTAGGAATCACACCAGAGCTTACGAAGAAACAAATATCTGATGCGAACTTATCTCGTTTACAAGCCGAACAGAATAAAAGGGACGAAGACGCTAAAGTAGATGTGTATAAGTTTTATAACCAGTTCAAAAACGACCCTACTGCAAATATGCCTGGTAGTCCAAGGAACTTGCAAGACGAAGTAGACTTCCAAGAACGTATGCTGCGTCAGAACATTGCGGCAGCTATTGATCCGTATGGCCAAA